GTTTTACAAGTTCTCTGTAATGCTCTTCATCGGTTCGGGAAAGTCCTTCTTTTCGTGCATCGTAATAACTTTCACGGATTCGGTAAGCGTTTCCGTCATCCGTCAGATGCCACAGCCCCATAGAAGTCGGATTCAGTGTGCCGTAATCGACAGAGATATAGTATTCACCGGACGGAAGCTTCTCCGGAATTTCATGGACATGAACCGATTGCCGGAACATCGGATAAACAAGACCGTCTGCCAGAACCCACAGTCCTTTGATGTATCTGTCATAGAATACACCGGAGTACATGCGTTCATAGCGGTCTTTTACGGCTGGTGAAAGAGAATAATTGTCATCCATCGTAAAGTGAAGGTGCATGGCATGTTTTTCATTATGCTTGCAAATCCACTCCAGATAGAACCAGTGCATCGGGGATTCCGGATTGCAGTTGAACCAGAACTTTGAACCGCTGACACTGCATCTTGCAAGGGCTTGTTCCACAAAGGAACGGGGCATCAGGGCAACTTCATCAAAGAGAACTCCGGCAAGTGTCATGCCCTGAATGAGCTGATAGCTGGATTCATCTTTTCCGCCGAAAAAATAATAGCGGTTTGTGTGACCGTTCATTGTGATTTCAGCGTAGTTCTTGCTCTGGTTAATTTTGATTTTTGCATTGCCTTCAAGCCATTTCTGCATAGGAGTGACAACGTTTCTTTTCAGGGAGTCAATTGTTTTTCCGCAGAAAGCAAAGCTTTCATTATCAAATCCCTGACAGCTCCACATGACAAAGCCGATAGTCATGGAAATGGTTTTTCCGCTGCGGACAGAGCCGTCACAGATAACAGCATCATAGCACTGATACTTATCCGCCCACCAGAGCATAGAACGGATTTGCTTGGGAGAAAATTTACTGTACATCATGCTTGATACTCTCCTCAATCATTTCCATCAGGTTTGTGAGCTGTTTGTTTTCAGTTTCAGCAGTTTCTCCGCTGACGGCAGCGGAAACGGTTCTTGCAATTTCTGTTTCGGAAGCAATAAGTTCCGGATTTTCTTTCAGGAACTGATACAGTTCCGTGTGACGCTTCCGGAATTCTTCGGCTAGTTTCTTTCTCTGTTTTTTATCAGGTTCATTTAAAAAACTTTCAGAAAAGCGTTTAAAGTCTGTAAAATCGGCTTTTCCGAACAATTTTTCATGCTGTTTCAGCCCGTCCGACAGAGCGGCAAGGCTTTTCTGTTTGAGATGTTTCATGTAATTTTTCCGCTCCTTTCAGGGCGACATTGCTGAAAGCCTGTCAGAGCGTTTCTGACAGGCTTGGCATTTACGGGTATCATTTTACAAAAAAATTCTTTGAAACGAATTTAAACGGCATTTAAACGCATTTAAAAGGGTATGCTCCGCCATTCGGATTCTGAATCAGAATCCGGACGGTTTATGTATACGCACATACCCGCCGGACAGGAGACGCATCAATCCTGCTGCTTGTCAGTATGCTGATTTTTCAAACCGGAAGAACCGGCAGTGTAATTCGGTGCTTTCTGCCCATGAGGTTCACGCGGATGACAGCTCTGCGCTGTCTGAGCTGGTATTCGATTTGATAATCGGCTTCCGGACAATTCCGGAGTGCGCCGTCAAGGACGAATTTTGCGCCGCCGCTGGTATCCATGATTCTGGAAACTCCCAGAGGGCAGCCGCCGTTTTCGAGCCATAGCAGCCAGGCTTCCTCTTTTTTGGAAACAGGTCTCGGCAGATTGTCTCCCAGAAAGCGGACAAAGCCTTCTGTATGCCGGATAAGCCTGTAGTTTTCAAGGTTTCTCTGCATCTGCACAAAGACATACTGCGGAAAGATGAGCCTGATTTTTTCCGTCCATGTTCCGCCTCTGCGGAGAAACATCTTTTTTCTCGGCACGAAAGCGGAAATTCCGGCGGACTGCAATCTTTTGCAGACAGCTTCTTCTTTTCCGGAGCGCACCTGCAAAACATAAATGCTCATGCTGATTTCTCCTGTTTTTTCTTGATGAATTTTCTGACTTTCCGGTAGAGTTCGGGTTCTTCCGCAGCCATGGCATCGAAAATCATTGTCCGGAACTGGTCTGCGCCAACTTCCAGAATTTCTTTGTTTTTGGTGTCAACCTGTTTCTTGTAGGCTGCTGCTCTGGTCAGGGCGACAGCGTTCTTTGTCAGGGTATCGAAATCCAGATTCTGAAGCTGTTCTTCAGGCATCTGATTGACGGCAGTGAGCATCTGACTGCTGACAATCCTGAGAATGCCTTCTGTCGTATCCAGATTGGGATAGCGTTCTGTTTCTTCCATAATCGCTCTGAAATTTTCCTGACTGATACGGAGTGCGTCGAGCGTTGTCATCAGATTTTTTGCATATCTGCCGACAGAGGCGAGGGAAACGCTCATGCCGCTGTCTTTGATATAATCCGCAATTTCATGATAACACATGCCGGATTTAATCATTTCGTCAACGGTTTCACGGATTTCAGGGTCGAGCTTGTCAATTTTGGAATGCTTTCTGTTTCCCATAGCGCACCGCCTTATACTTCGATGCAGTCATCTTTCAGAATACAGGCGATGACCTGAATACCCTTTTGTGTGACCTTGGCTTCGAGTTCATCAGCAGCGGCATCGGCAAGCGTGATTTCCTGTTTTGTGCCGGTGTGTCGTGTTCTGATATATCCGCCCTCTGTCAGATAGTTCACGCTGTCCAGAAATTCGGATTCTGTAAGGTTTGGTTCGAGGGCATATTTCAAATCCGGCAGGCGGACGAACTGCGTCCGGAGCAGATTGATGCCTTTGAGAACTATACCGTTATTACGGAAAAATTTCTTCTGTCGGATTCTGTCATTAAGTTCCTTGTTTTCCAAAGTGTTCACCCCTGATTCTTCTGCTGATAATAGCTGTCTATTTTGGATTCGAGCCTTGTCATGACTCTGATGAAATCTTCATTCTTAGTAGTGTGTTCCTTGATATAGTCCACGTTGTCTGAAAGCTTCTGCATTGCCGCCTTGATTTCGGCGACTTCTGCTTTGGTGGCATACTTGTCGGATAAGCTGTACTGCATGTCTTTCAGCTCCTGAACATTGCTTTCGCTCCGGTCGAGTCTGTCCATCGTTCTTTTCAGGAAAAAGCCGATGATTCCGAGAATGACTGAAAAAACAGTTGTAATAATGTAGAAAATCAAATCCTGCTGCATAGTTTCGCCACCAATAAAAAAGTATCATTAAAGTATTGCTACCCTAATGATACTATAAAAAAATTGGAAAATCTACCGGAATTTACGGCAAATTTTCCAAAAATCAGTAAAATTATTTTCTGTAACTGCGGATAATTTTTCTGACAGCAGATTCTGAAAGACAAAATTCTTTTGCAAGCTCTCTGTAATTTCCGCCGTCAAACTTCTGACAGATGATTTCATCACGGCTCTGTTTCCCATTCCGTTCCGGTTTCTTGATATATATCCGGCAGCCGGCATAATAGAAAAGAAGTTTCTGGTAAGCTTCCCAGCCGACAGCTTCAGCAATTTCTTTCTGTTCGTCATCGAGCAGTTCCGGTGTGATTCTTCCGAGTTCCAAGTGAATTTCCCCTTTCGATAAAAAATAAAGTACGGTACAATGATTCTTTCTTACATTATACCGTACTTTCTGGAAAATGGCAAGTAGTTTTCAGGATTTCTTTTTCCGTTTCTTTTCAGCATTTGCCACAATTTTTTTCAGAGCTTCAATTAATTTGATTCCGTCATCTTTCCGCACCCAGCGGAGAGGGTTGGACGGCGGAGCAGTGACACCGAGCGTTTTCCGGACAGCTCCGGCAAGTCTCTGACTGACAGTCGTTTCCGTGTTTCCGTCCAGTTCTGCCAGAATGTAGGTGAGTTTCCATGCCATAGCCTGCTGTTTTCCTGTCATCATGTCCGGAATGTCTTCACGCTGTTTCGGCTTGTAAAGTCCCTGACTGACAAGCATTCTGTTCAGTTCGGCTTCTACTTTTCCGGCTTCTGTTACTGTTAGGTCACTGACATGATATTTCCCTGTAATCCGATGCACAAGAATATGAAAGTTATCGTCCAGACTGCCGTGTTCTACTAACCCCAGAACTGATGCGGCAGCGTAAAGTCTTCTTGTATGTTCTTTCATTCATTATCCTCCTTTATCTTGGAAATCAGTTCCGGATTATCATGAATATTGCCGATGACTTCAACTCTGTTTTCATACTGTATTTCATTATAAAGGGTATAACAAGCATATTTCTGATATGAGGTCAAATCCATATTGCAGCAATCGCTCCCGTTTCTACACATAGCGATTGCCCAGCAAGCACGAAATTCATTGAAATAAATTCTTCCTATTCTGATTTTTTCGTTTTCTTTTTTGGAGGAATATCTGTTTCCAAAGCTGAAACGAACTATATCACCCTCAAAAATTCTGTTTCCGTTTCTGTCTTTCAGTCCTGTATACTGTCCGACAGTTTCAGGCTGAACCGGAAATGCCATATCCAGATATGGCTTAATCAGGGTACTGCCGTTTACATGTATCAGGTCGCCGTATACCCAGCTTGCACTGTCTTTTCCTCTAAAAAATGTTTCTCTGTTCACTTTGCATCACATCTTTCCTTTATCCATTTTTCTGATTTTTTCCGGAGCGATTCTGAGATTGATGAACTGTAATAGCAGAGCTGATGCGCAGTTTCCAGCAGAATCTTATCTTCCGGAACAAAAAGTCTGTTTTTCCGGAACAGTTCCCGCATCGGTTCAAGATTTCCGAAACCGACCGCCTGAACCACGGCACTGTCACGACATTTGCCGTAAGCGGCAGCGGTATCATAAAAATCTCTGTACATGCCAGCTCACTTTCTTTCTGTCCGGAGAGTTGCAAGCTGTTCTGATTCACAGCATTTCAGATAATCAAGATAATCGCTGAACTCTTTATATTCATCAATCATCTGTTTGCAGCAGGGGCAGAACGGAACTCTGCCCCGTACAATCCAGCCTTTGTCAACGAAATATTCCGGATATTTATGCCGTTCTGTGATGCCGCACCGGCTGCACTGAACCAGAACAGTGTCTTTCATCTTTACTGCCATAGTATCACTCCTGCAAATCAGCAATAGATTCCAGCAGAACGGAGCGCAGGCGGTTTCGTTCTGTCTCCATAAGACGGAGCAGCATGTCTGTTTCCTGATTTTCGCCGTCCAGCCAGAAACGGTAAGTAGCACTTTTTCCGGTTTTGGCGGAAGTATATTTCAGTTGGATTTCTCCCTGATGCTCTGCGTTGTACTGCTGGACGGAGTTCACACCGTCCTCAATGCTTTCGAGCTGTTTTCTGACCTGCACCAGATTGTCTACTTTTTCTTCCAGAACCTCAAAATCCGGTTCTGCTTCCTGAACAGTTTCTTCAATGTGTTCCGTTTCCGGAAGCTGTTCCGGCTGTTCTGAGATTCTGCCGCACCAGAACGGGATAGCAATCACAAACGCCGTACAGAGAATTTCTGCAATCATAAGCAATCACCTCAGTCTGTAATTTTTTCTTCTGTCTTTCGGAATGGTAAGCCGGAATCCCTTTGACATCTGAAAGATTCTTCCGGCAAGTGCTTCGTCTGTCCGGATAAGATGTTCTTCTGTCAGTTCCGTGGAAATAATTGTCTTTTTCCGGTTTCTGCACCGGTAGTCAATCAGTTCAAAGGCAAGCCTGATGTCAGCATCACGGATTTCTTCCTGTTTGAACAGGTCGTCAATATACAGGCAGTCCGTTTGCTTGTAAGCCTGCATCAGATGCAGATATTCAGGGTCATTGACAAGAGATTTCAGAACAGTGGAATCTTCACGCCAGACAAAATATCTGACTGCCATGCCACGTTTAATCATTTTTCCGACAATTGCCGTGCAGAGATGTGTTTTTCCGCATCCGGTCTGACCGCCGATGAAAAATCCCAGCGCATCGCTTCGGGCAAAGTTTTCGGCAGCGGATTTCAGTTGTTTCTGCCATGGTTCGGAAACTTCATAGCTGTCAAATGTGCATTCACAAAGCTGACGTTCCAGACCGCTTTCATTGATGACTTCCATTGCACGGCGGACTTTCATGCAGTCACATTCTCGGAGCATCATTTCGTTTTCTTTCCGGAAGGCGACATATCCCTTGTTTTTGCATGTACCGCAGGGGAAACCGCTTAGATTTCCCTCACGTTCGTTATAGATTCTGACTTCAAAGTCTGTTATGTCCTCGGAAAAGTTACCGGATGACGGTACAGCATCCGGAATATTCGGTATTAGGTTCTGAATTTCCTGCATTGCTGAATTTCTCCCATCTTCTCTGATTAAGCCACGTTGTGGGGTGCGGAATATATTTGAATTTTTCCGGCTTGTGCCAGTTAAGCGCAGCAGACTGTTTCTGAAGCGTATCAAGCATCTGGTTCAGAAGTTCTTCTGTGACCTTGATTTTCCGGAAAGCGATAAGTGCTTTGTCCTTGCTGACCTTCCGGGGATATGCTCCCCAGAAGCGGTCAAACAGAACATCTCCGGTCGGTTCTGCCTTTCTCATGAATCTTCCTCCTGTTCTGCGATGATGATTTTGGTTTTCATGGTTCTGGAAACATTGACAGCAGCATTGATTTTCATGATGATGCCGGCAAGGATTTCAGGAGTCATCTGACCGTCATGATTGATTCTGATAAATGTACAGAGGTTTTCCCATGCGGCGGTCTCATTAATCAGATAAGCCGCATCAGAAGCATCTGTTTCGGAAAGTC